CTCATCCCGACGAGGCGCTAGGGATTTATCGCCAGACTCCTGTGGAGCAGGCGCGTTATTTCGGGAAGCTGGAAGCGAAGTTTTCGGCTGATCAGTCTGCCGCACCAGGAAAGACTGAAGCGAAGCCACCGAAAGCACCACCCCCGGTCATGCCGGCGAGAGGCGCGGACGGTAAATTTCAACCTTCTGCCGACTCGGAAGATTTCAGCGCGTTTGAAAGGCTTGTGAGTACACAGGAGTAAAATCATGGCCAATAGTTTTTTGAATGCCAAAGAGTATGCAAATGTCATGCTCATGCTTCTCAAAAATCAGCTTGTCATGGGACGGCTGGTGGATGGGAAGTTCAGGAATCAGGTAACGGACGAGAACGGTCTTCAGATCTACGTGAAGCGCCCGCCTCGGTTCATTGCTGGTGATGGTGCCCCACTGGACGCTCAGCCCGTCGTGACGGGCTCTACGTCTCTCTCTGTGAATCGGTACCGAAACGTCCACATTTCCATCGGGGATCTGGAAGCAGTTCAGAGTTGGAACGCCCTGATGAAGAGTGAAACGATGAAGTCCGCTGCTTCTACCCTCGCGCATGACGTGGACTTGTATCTGCATCAGCAGTTGCTCAAGTTCCCGTCCCACGTCGGAACGGTCGGGCAGACCGTGAAAACTCCGGCGCAGTTCAATAAAGTTCACACGCGACTGATGGATCAGTCCGTGCCCAACATGGATCTCTCAGCCGTTGTGACATTCGAGGACGGCGAGCTGATCCGTGGATCGCTCTTGGCTGGTTACATCGACGGCATCAACAGGAACGCTCTTCAGAAGGTCAAGATCCCGGTTCTTTCCGAGATCGACCTCTACGCCACGCAGCATGTGCGGAACCTGACTCCAGGTACTCGGGTCGCTGCGGCGACAACCCTGGTGGACGGCGCCACTCAGATCTCGGACTACGTGGATGTGAAGGATGCGGATTACTCCATCCTCCATGTTGACACGGCCACTGAGGGACACACGTACAAAGCGGGTGAGATCTTCACCATTGCTGACGTGTACGCCGTCAACCCCCGCTCGAACGACACACTGCCTTATCTGCGCCAGTTCGTGATCATGGAAGACGCGGTGGCTCTGGCTGGTGGTGACGTTGACCTCAAGATCTTCCCGCATATCATCGTGGGTGGAACGGGTGGAGCGGAAGCGGACACCAACACGGCGTTTGCTACGTGTAGCGTGACTCCGGCTGACGATGCAATCGTGACGTTTGCTCAGGCGGCTTCCACCGCAGATCTCGTGCGGGCCGCGTGGCATAAGCAGGCGATTCAGCTTGTTTCGGCAAGGCTGGCTACGCCGATGAGCGATACGTCAAGCTTCGCCACGGATCCTGAGACGGGGATCAGCATTCGGTACTGGAGAGGATCGGACATCTCCACGGGTGCTCACATCCACAGGTGGGACATGATCTACGGCGCTGGATGCGTGGATCCGATGCTCGGTGCTCGGTTCTCTGGGGCGTCTGCCTAGCCTCTGATCTGAGCAGACCTCGTGAACTAAGCGGCTCGGTTGTTTAACAGCCGAGCCGCTTTTCACAGGAAGGAAAGTTTCCAGATGGCGGAGTATCCGGGGAAGAAACACTGGCCTGCGTGGCGTTACACATCGGATGGTGAGGGTGGGTATAAGGGTCAGATCTTTGAGAAAGAGGAAGACGTTCCTACGGGCTGGGTGGACTCTCCTACGAAGGCGATGGCCCCTGCTAAGGAGCCCGCTCCTGAGCCCAAACCCAAGCCCAAGCGTAAGCCAAGGGCCAAGAAGACCACGGCCAAGAGGTCGGAAGGTGATGCTGCTCTCGACGCGGCTCGCTCAGAGGCCCTCAGAACGCTCCGGGAGGCTGGGGTGGACATTGGGTCGGATGCGACGGACGACGACATCTCAGAGGCGCTGGAGGCGCTGGAATAGGGAATTTGAGCTATGGCTGACACTACAGTTTCTGAGATCATCGTTCAGGCGTTCCGAGAAGGGAACTTCACAGCGGTTGGGGAAACGACGACCTCGGAGGAGTTGTCCGAGTCGATCCCGCGGCTCCGCAACCTGATTTCATCGCTTCTGGGGTTCGAGCTGGGTGAGGCATACCGGGATTGGTATGTGCCTACTTCACTGGTTCCTGAAGCGCCTTTGCAGTACCCCCTCACGCCGGACGGTTCGGATGTCACGTCTGCCGTTCCGTATCAGTACCCGCCTCAGAACACCAGGCTGGTCGTCAAGATTACAGAGGCCAAGACGCTGTACTTCCCGGCAATGCCCAACGACGGTGCCCGGATGGCTTATCTGGATATGGGTTCCACCGTTACGGCGGACATGACGTTGAATGGGAACGGTCGGCTGATTGAGGGATCATCCACCATCGTTTCGAATTTGGATGGGGTGCCGTCCGTTACTTTTCACGGGCGCAAGTGGATGTACCGAGCGGATCTGGGGAATTGGATCCTACTGGAGCACTTGGATGAGGCGACGGACACGGTTCCGCTGCCTCCTGAGTTCGATGATCTCTTGGTTTGCGGGCTTGCCATGCGCCTCGCTCCACGGTTTCAGGTCCAGGTGGATGAGGTTATCTCTTCGCGGTATACCGATATGCTCATGCGCCTCAAGAAGCGGTATAAGCAATCTGAGCGTATGCCTACGTCCCACGAACTGAGGCAGTTGTTCAGGGAGATCTAAGTCATGGGAAACCTTCCTCTCGGGGTGGGCGCATATGAACGGCCCTTTGGGCGTCTGCCTGAGATTCGGATGGAGAATCGGTTCTTCGAGCAGAACCCAACGGGCGCGGAGAAGGTGTCTTTGCTCGCACGTCCCGGGACGAAGTTGTTTCTCGAAGTGGGCGATGGGCCGATCCGCACGTTGTTCTCCCAGCCTGGCGTTTTTGACGATGATCTGTTCATCGTGTCCGGTGATGAGTTGTACCGCTACAACGGCGTGGATGCGCCTCAACTGATTACGGGAGAAGTGCTGGGGGATGGGTACCCCGTGATGACAGCCGTTGGGATTCCTGGTTGGGATGCGGTGTTTATTACGGATGGCATCACGCTTCAGTATTACGAGGGTGAGGGGCACTCTGAGGGGGCTCTGGCCGTAACGGCTGGGACCATTGCTACGGGTGATGGGGTTCGGATTGGGGATATTTATTACGAGTGGACGGACGACGATGTGGATGCTGGGTCGCCGGATGGAACAGTAGGGAGTCCGTGGCTCGTAGATCTTAGCACCACCGATGCTTTGGCCCTGGAGAACCTCTACAACGCGATCAATCTCTCAGGGATCTACGGTGTGGAGTACAGCACGGACACGGAGCGCCACCCTGAAGTTCGAGTCTATGATCTAACGGACGACGGTTTTTCACTCAAGGCGTTGGAGGGCGGGGTGGCTGGGGATGCCATCGTGACTACGGATACGAGTGCTGCCATTGCGTGGGGAGCTGGCACGCTAGAGAACGGTGGTGATCACGAGTTGAAGGCGTGTTCCGTTCCGGACGATGTGGGGATTTCCGATCTCGCTACCCTGGCGAGCCACATCATTTGCGTGGAGGGTGATTCTCGTCGGTTTTGGTGGATCCGACCGGGGGAGGTTGATATTGACGGCCTCGATTTCTCCAGTGCGGAGAGCGAGCCTGATTATATTGTGAACGTGGTTACGATTGGTGATCAATTTTGGCTTTTTGGGCAGTCCAGCACAGAGTCGTGGTACGCTTCCGGTGACGTGGATCAACCGTTTTTCCGGACTCAGGGCCGCGCTTTTAGTCAAGGTATTCTCCCCGCTACGATAGCGCGTGTCCAAGAAGCGATTATGGTGATCGGTCAGGATATGGTGGCTTACCGGATTGCGGGATCTCCTGAGCGGATCAGCCACCACGGTATCGAAGAGAAGATTCGGCTTTGGCAGGAGTCTCTCCGCTGATGTCTGCGATTGCTGCCGTAACTAATTACTACCCTACGCGTACTTCTGATGAGATCAGTGCGTTGATAGCGGCTGGTCACACGGTTACGGTGTTCACTGAGACAGAGGCTCAAGTTGCGCATGCTCTGGATGCGTATGATCTGATTTGGTACCCCCTCCCGAGTTCTGGTGGCGAGTCCGCCATGGCGACTCTGCTCAGGCAGCAATCAGATAACGGGAAGCCAATTTTGCTCGGGATATATGTCAGCGGATCAGGGATAGCTGACCCTGCATCAACGGTCTTGGATGATCTCGGTCTTGCTAATTCTGTGCGTACATCGGGTCCAGAGGGTGGGTATGACCCTGGTTGGGGCTGGTTTGACAGGGTGGAGATTGAAGATAATGGGCATATCATTACGTCGGGATTGAGTCTTGGTGATCTCTATATTCAGGATGTTGGTTTATACGATTTCCAGGGTGGGATTTACCTGGCAGGTGGTTATGTTGGTGATTTGCTTGGTACGGGTGGAACGGGTACATGGTTGGATGAAGACGGACCAGATGGTAAATCATATGGGACTCTGGTAGCGGTGGAAAGCGGTACGGTTAGCCTTACAGACTTACCTTTTGGCAATCGTATAGTGTTATATGGCTTTAATTATCATGGTAATAATATTTTCAACGCGGCTGGATACGCTCTTCTTGTAGATTGTGTGGAGTGGGCGGTTGTGGGTGTTTCTACTTCTGTAAGTCTCATCTACCCGACAATTTCAGTAGAGGCCATTGCTGGTCAAACGGCTCTGGTCCGTATTGATGAATTTTTCAGGGACGATTGGAAAATCAAGGTACTGAAGGTTTCCGATTCTTCTCTCGTGTATTCCTCAGCTACCCAAGATGGTTACTCGTTTACGCACCAACTTCCTGTTGCAACACTTCAGCCGCTGACGGATTACGTGGTGAGTGGTGCTCGGTACCGAGATGGTGAGTGGTCGGATTGGGGTGGGGACGTTGAGTTCACAACGCTGGACAACTACGCTCCTTCTGTTCCCGGGGCGTGGATAAGTCCTGAAGAGGATGAGTTTGTCAATGAATCTGTTTCCCTCATATCTGACGCTGCGACGGACGCGGATGGGGATGATCTCACGTATAGCACGGAGTTCTCGGCGGATGGTGGGGATTGGGAGGCATTGCCTGGCGATGGGTTGTCTGTGGTTCATACGCTGTCTTTTTCGGTGGGGACAGAGTTGGATTATAGGCGGAGAGCCTATGATGGGATGGAGCACGGCCCCTATGGAGACACCATTTCTATCACAGTGGCTACGTCTGCCGATCCGGTGCTGCTCTACGTGGAGTTGACGGCTCCAGGAACGGTGGTGGGGCATACTGGTCCCTACGTAGGAGAGGATGTTCACGCTTCAACGCGGTATCAGGTGCAGTTGGAGGGGGGAGATTGGTCCGGAGCTATGGACACTGGGTACGTGAGTGGAGCATATCTGTTCGTCAGCCCTGAGTTCGACTCTTTGACAGACAATTTGTACGAGATGAGGTTTCTCCAGCGTTCTAATCTCGATGCCGACACGGATTGGTGTGATCCTGTTGAGTTTACCCCATCCTTCGCTTTTGAGTCCTTCGATGGGGTGGGTCCGCTGTCTGGGTTTACAAATGGTTCGTATTACGAAGTGATCGAGGTTCCGGGAACCTACGGCGGTACGTGCGTGATTGATACATTGTCTGCGCATAAACTTGCGCTTTGGACAGAAGGTGGTATGCGCGGCGGGTTCAAAGTCAGATTCATGAGCCATTGGAGGATGGAGCATCAGTTGGCGCCCTACGTGCCTTGGGGCGTTCTGGGTCACACTATGTCGTTTGTTGCTGGGTATGACCCTGAAACAGGAGGAGGTTATCGCTTTTCGGTGGACTATGCGCGTCAGGGCATTTATATAACACGTACTACTTGGGATGGGAGGCCTGTTCCTGGCGGGTGTTGGTGGGGTTTGCGCCTTCCTCCGGATGAGTGGGTTGAGATTACTATACTCATAGGTGGGGGCCCTGAAGAAAAGTGGACGCATTTTAATTGTGGGGATGGCGTTCCTATACTGATACTAGAAGAGTTTTGCTCATATCATCCAACTAATATTATATATATGCTTGTGAAGGGTTATCCTCAGCCTTGGATTTGGCAAGATTTTGGGTACCAGGTACACGGAGACTGCATATGGGCATCCGAGATACCTACTTACGGGTACAGCGGGTTT